GCCTTTAAGTAAGTAGCCGCTTCCAAAAGCGATCCATATAGTAGTGTACTATCAAAATTATCCCCAAGCCAGCTAGTACCAGCAACAACGATACTTTGAGGATAGTAGTAATAATGAAGTTCGCTATCGTAAGCAGCATCAGGTGTAGCTCCTAATATAAAAGTTGTATCATCAAACACCGCGTAATACTCTGGTTTTTTCCAAAAAGTATTATCTGTATCAGGAAACGACTCTCTAATAAAGTTTACATCTTTGTTAAGAAGATAGGTGTAACTATTATCTGTGTCAATCACAGCTAAACTAAAAGTAGCTAACCAATCAGAAGGAACATTAAGATATTTGCTTCCCGCTGTCATAGTTCCCGTTACATTTTTACGTAAATCAGGTATTTGAACTGAATTAAATATACGTTCCTCTGCCTGCTGTATAAATAAATTAATATCTGCAGTAGGGTATTCGTCTTCAGTATACGACTGAATCGCAGCAACTAACTCTGTATAGTTCATTACTTATCCTTATGCCATTGGCCCACGAGCCATAGTACCTTTAGTAGCACAACCATTACCACGAGTTACTACACCAGTAGTTTTAATGTTTTTTTCTGGATACCCTGCTGTATTAGGTACAGGTACATCTTGTGGTTGTGTAAAACCATCTACCATTTTAGGTTTTCTTTCTTCATTCTGTTTCATTGTTTTCTCCTAAGTTGTAGTAACCGTTACGGTTCCTATTTGTCCTTCTGCTAATAAATAATTCTCTAGTCCTTCTAGTTGTAAAGGATTTGAAAGCCCTACAGGGTTCCATCCCCATTGTATATCTCTTGAGCTGTAAGGTCCCGCAATAACAAAACTCTTATCAGGTCTAGGATCCTGTATAGCCTGGGGATCAGTAACCGGATACATACCCTGTAAGTTCTGGGGTTGATCTGGGTTCCAACACTCAGGACACGCTAGTATCTGTGTTTTCGTGGTTCTTATAACTAAGCTTTTTAATTTTGTTAGCTTAAATTGAAACCCACAAACATCACAGTCTGCTATCGCATTCTTTTTACTAGCAAAAGCATTACTCATTATCTTCCTTTAAGGTATTGTCTGTCTACAATTCCGCCAGCTTTCATACCTTTCTTTTTATTTTTAGCTTTAGCTTTAGCTTTACGCCCTTCTTCTTGAATCTTTTTTGATAAAGGATAACCGCCACCAGATGCACCTATAAGTGTTATAGAGCCTGCATTATCTTTTATTTTTTTCATTGCTTTAATTGCTCCACCAGCTTTCTTTTTAATTGGTTCTTTTTTTAATTGTTTAAATTCAAAAGTAGGTTTATTGTTAGCCCTTCTTTTTTCACTTTCTTTTTCAGCTTCTTTTATTTTTGATCTACCATAAAGTGCGCCACCAACACCAGCTGCACCGATTGCGCCAGCTCTTTTTGTTTTTAAAGCAACGTTTCTATCATAGTTTAGATCATCTTTTAAATTCTTCCTTGCTTCTTTCCTTGTTTTTTTTGCTACAGCAGAGCTTTCTTTTCTAGCTTTATTTTCAACTTTTTTTGCTATTTTTCCGGCTGATGGCGGTTTTTTAGATAAAGGCTTTTCTGTTACTTTCTTGAGGATTCCTTTTTTCCTTGCTTCCACAACTGCGCTGTCTGCCATTCTTTTTAAGAGTTTAGCTCTTGAAATTGCCATCTTAATTCTCCTTAGACCATTCTACCTTTAGTTCTACCGCGTATAGCTATACCATCGCGTTTACATTTTTTAACAGGACCACCAGCTTTCATATTTTTCTTTTTCTTAGACACTCTAGGTGTAAAAAAAGTTTTTTCTATTTCTTTTTCAATTCTTATTTTTTCGTCCCGTGCGGCTTTCTGTTTAGCTTTTTGCTGAAGCTGGCGTTGTTTTATTTGATCAATCGTTTGTTGATAAGTAGGGTCAGCTCGCCTACTTTCTTCCATAAAACCACCACGATCTTTTGCTAACTCTGACCCCTTTTGTCTTTTATAAAGTTTTACTAGCGGGCCTACCGCGCGTGAACCACCAGCCGCTATTGCAGTGATTAAAGGAGGAACAACAAATAGACCCGGCATTAGACCATTCTACCTTTAGTTCTACCGCGTATAGCTATACCATCACGTTTACACTTTGATGTAACCTTACCACCAGATTTCATGTAGCCCATTTTGTTACGAACTTTTGTAGGTAGCTTTTTTAGTCCGGGGTTAGTGGGTGCTTTTAGTGCTCCGCCAGCTTTCATACCCCTTCTGTCAAACGTCTCTTTCCTTTCTTTTTTCATTCGCTCACTTAAAGTTTTAAGTGCTTCATCTTTCTTCTTCTTAGATATAGTTGTGTTTTTAAGTATATTTTGTTCTATTTCCCCTTGTTTTTTTGAACGAGTAGCATAACTATCTCCAACAGTGCTTTTGTAAGGATTAGTTTCTTTTTTGCCAGCTTTTCTTTTTTTAGATAAAAGCTTTTTAACTGTTTTAATTGCTCCACCAGCTTTAAATCTAAGTTCTTTGATGTTATCTGGTCTTTGTTCTCTTAGCTCGCGTAATTCCGCCGCTCTCTCTGCGCGTTCTGCTTTAGTTCCACTTTTTTGTGGTCTAGTAAGCTTTGCTTTTTTTACCTTACCCGCAACCATCTTTCCCCTAAACGCTTTTGGATCACCCTGAACAGCCTTTTTTGCTGCTTGATTCATAGCGTAATTTCTTTTATCGGGGTCTTTAATTTTAAGAGCCTTTTCTGCTGCTTTCATTGCCTCTTCAAATAGTTTCTTCTTTGACATTTTAATTCTCCTTATACGTATGATTGTCTGGGTGCTAAAGATAATGTAGCTTTTTCTCTGTCTTCTGTAGAAGCAAGTAGCCACTGCTCTTCATATTCTTGTTTTAAAAATTGTACTTTAGGTCCTGCTTCTGGAATCTTTAGTGATAGATAATAAGCAAGTCCAGCAACCATACAAGGTAAAAACCTAAAGGGTATATGCTGGGTATTAACGCCCGTGCCTGCATCGTCAATTCTTTTTAAAAACCAATAAACAAAAGTATAACTTCCGTCATTTGGGATAGGCCATAAAGTTATTTTGGGAACCGCTGCCTGTCTATCTATATAAACTTGTATAGGTCTGCCTGCATCGTTCTTACTAGGTATAGAAGCATAAGTAGGATTAGATATTCTAGATATAGTTATATCCGATTGAGTTGTTCCTGTCCCTGTTCTAATAACCTGACTGATAAGATCAATAGTAGTTGTAGGTAAATCATATGTTGCAGTGCCTTGAACAAGAGGAATAGTAGCTTGTTCTACAGTCCAAAGATTAATACCTCGGTTAGCCCATTCAATAGTAAGTAAATTCAAACTGCGAGTAGCCGTTCTTAAATCATAGCCTGTTCTAAGTTCCGCACCGCAACGCTCAAACGCTTCTTCTACTAGCAAGTTAAGATCAAGATTAAAATTGTGCGTATTTGTCGTTGTCATTATTTCTTACCTTTTCTTTTAAGCGCTGCCACTCTACGAGGTTTACCCGCTGGTTGCCCAAGTCTTTTCTTTTGAGCTATACGCGATCTCTTTTGTGCTGGTGTCATCTCTCCAGATGTTTTTGGAGTTTTAGCGGAAACACGTTTAGAAGGTCTGCAGTAAGGCGTACCACGAGTCTCACCTTTTTTTCTACCACAAGCTTTACCTGTTCTTACGTCTTTCCAATCTTCTTTAAACCAGCGTTTTAATGCCGCACCTTTTTTGGTTTTACGAACAGCCATTATTTACCTGCTTTCTTTTTCCTGCATTTAGCAATAGCCCCAGAAGCATAAGCGCTAGGAAAGACTTTATAACTAGCCTTTACCTTTTGATAGCAAGCATCTTTTACACTCCCGCCTTTTTTCATTTTAGTAGGTTTAGTGTGTCCATAGCCTTTTTTCTTTAGCTCTAAATGTTTAGCCATAGTCGGAGCTTTAACTGCTTTGCCTGTCTTTTTATCATACATCATATGAGACTTAAAAACCTTACCACCGGCTTTCATCTTTTTAGGGTTTATAATTCCCATTCCACGAGAGGCTCTCATATCACACCATTTTACCGCGAGTTCTACCTTTAGTTACACAGCCATCTGCACGTTTAGAAGCAGAAGAAACCATACCACCTTTTTTCATTCCTTTTTTCTTAATTTCGTTAACAACACGTTTCTTTTCGCTTTTTAAATTACGTTTGCCTTTTTTAGTGTAAGCTTTTTCAGCGTCTACTCGACCTAATTCTTCGAGTTCATTTTTTACGCTTCCGCCTTTCTTCATGCCACCCATAGCAGCTTGTCTACGCCGCGCGTCCATAGCCATAGCCATTCTTGGATCCATAGCACGAGTACCAGCTCTATCAGCCATAGCCATACCACCTTTTTTCATTGCTTTAATTGCTCCACCAGCTTTCTTTTTATTTTTTGCCACATATGTACCACCAGCAGTACCACCAGCAGTACCTAGTGCTGCAGGGACAGCAGCCTTTTTTATTTCCTTTATGTTTTTTTTACGTTTTATTTGCTTATCATAATCATCAAACGCCTTTTCAAAATTGCTTTTTTTATCCTTTTTACGTTTTATTTGCTTATCATAATCATCAAACGCCTTTTTAAAATTGGTTTTTGGGGAGTCTTTAGGCTTTCCAAGTTTTTTTACAGCCTCTTGTAATAGTTTACTCTTTGACATTTTAATTCTCCTTAGAATATTCTTTACCCACAGACTGTGGAATGTTTACCTTTTTAGCAAACTTAGGGTTATTAGCCACTGCCTGCATTAGTTTAAGTTGCTTGGCGCTTTTAGCTGGCATTACTTACCAGCCCACCAATATATAACCGTTGTAATTGCACTGCCGATAGCACCACAAAACCACATAGCCATTTTTCTACCACCTTTTATTTCAGATAACATAGTTTCGATATTATCCACAGCAAGTTTTAAATGACGAATATCTTCTTTCATTTCGTCCATATCTTTTTGCATATGGTCGATAGCTACTGAATGTTCTCCTAGTTCGCGTTCGGTGCTCATTAACATTTCCACCTTTTTAATGATGCTGCTTTTCTAGTAGGACGACCTTTAGAATCTTTCATGGGGCCTTTCATACCAGACATTCGTGCACAAAAAGATTTACGGCGAGCCGCATCCTTTTTCGTTTTGGGGTTGGGTGCAGGAGCCTTGAGATTAGCCCCAGTTTTACGATTATATTTAGCGCGACCTTTCGCAGTAAGTCCCGCCCCTTTCGAGACAGGAAGCTTTTCGCCCCTTCCTACTGCTAAAGATACGCCTTTTTTTCTAGCTTTAGGTTTAGCTTTAGCTTTCTTTGCTGTTGCCACTATATATTCTCCTAAACACTAGACTACGAATAGAATACTGTTACTGAAGCTACATTAGTTAATGTACAGTAAACTTCAGAACCGAATAATATACCATCGCCCGGAATCACTACATCGTGCATACTAGAATTAGCGTCAGTAACAATTTTTAATTGTACTGTTCCACTAGCCCCGTTTTTTAATTCAACAGAGCCTGCGGAACCACTTGTAGTTATGCTTATTGATGCAACGCGACTTCTACGTGGGATTATAACGGCGGGAGAATCAGCTTGAAGAAAGTTGACTGCTGCGATGTCATTTGCTACTAACGACATAATTATCTCCTATTATGCTGGTGTTACTGTAGTTGTACCGTCTGAACCGCGCCATACAGCATTAGCAGCACTACCCGTGGCAGTATAAATTATACCATCGTCTAGATCGACTGCTTGTAGACCAGCTACTTTATTAGTTGTGTTTAGAACATTATCAATATCAGCAATAATAATTGAAGCATCGTTAAATGAGTAAGCTACAAATCCATTGTTAGCATTGACTGGACCTGAAAAAGTGGTTGTTGCCATTTGAATTTCTCCATACAAAGTGAAGCTTATTAGTCGTGTATGCGTCTGCCGGGACAGTCTAATAAGCCGGATTTTTCCCGGAATACTAGGATACTACACTTATTAAAATGATTATACAAT